CAATCATCACAGCCACGCAGCTGCGATCCGTCCTAGGCGTGAGCTCTTCTCTCTACAATGATGCTTACTTGGAGCAGATTATCGATTCAGCGGAGAATGTAATTCTGCCGCTCTTGACTCAAAATCAAGTCGCAGTCGATTCATATAAGCTCGACTCAAATGTGGCTTATTTCTACACAGCACGTCCACACAATTTCGTCATCGGTCAATCGGTCATCGTAGCCGGCTTGCCAGCACCATTTTCAGCGACTCACACAGTCGTGACAGTCTCGGACTATTACTTCACGGCAGCTCTTACCAATTCAGACGTCACAGTGCGTCCGATCATTCCAAACGGCACAGCTACTCTCTCAGGATATTCAGCTGCTCAACTCTATGCAGCGACTCCAGCGATTGAGAGTGCGATGTACGCCGTATCTATTGAAATTTTCCAGAGCCGCACAGCTGCCGGCGGCCAGATTGAAGGCGTAGATTTTACCGGCACGCCGTTCCGTATGGGGCGCAGTCTCTTGAATAGGGTCTCTTCATTACTTCAGCCGTACGTCGATGTCGAAACAATCGTGCAATAGTGCCAGCGTCATCAATAGCCGTCGATGTCCGTGGAGTATTAAAGACTCAGCTGGCGTCCATCACAGCCAACGTCTATGACGTGATTCCAGAGTCGCCAATCGTGCCATTCGCGGCAGTCTTGCCGATGAATCCATATCTGGAAATCGAAGTCTTTACAAAGAATACAGTGCGCACGAAAGTCAATCTCATGATTGTGGTGGGCGTCGCTTCATACTCCAACGCAGCTTCACTCGACAATATCGAACAGCTCATTATCAGCATTCTGGCCGCTTTGCCGGCTGGATACGAAATCGGCAATATCTCGAATCCGACTCCGCAGCTTCTCGCTTCGGGATCTGAAGTCTTGGCAGCCGAAATCGAAGTCACTACTCGCTACCAACAAACAAACTAAGGAGCACCAAAATGCCAACGACCGTCATCACCGGACGCGATCTAGTATTGACGATCGCCACGGTAAATTACGACGCACAAGCTACATCCGCCGTTCTCGCTAACTCACCAACCATCGACACATATCAGACACTCGATGGCAAGGCATACAAGCACATCGATGATCAATGGTCTTTCGATGTTGAAATGCTTGCAGACTGGGGCGTCGCGTCATCACTCTGCGAAGCTCTCTGGACAGCTTGCGAGACTGCACCGAATACAGTTTTAGCGTGTTCACTCACAGCTACAACCGGCGCGGTCTTCACGTTCAACGTGATGCCGGTATTTCCAAGCGTCGGCGGTGCAGCACCAAGCGCGCAGACAGTATCGCTATCATTCACAGTAGTCGGCGTACCAGCCGAAAACTTCTCATAAAAAAGAATCGGGAGCAAAGAAATGAAACTACCAATCACAATTCAATATGTAAATGGCGAAGAAGCTACCTACACAGCCAATCCAGTGGAATGGATGAAGTGGGAGCAAAAGACAGGCCACACCATCAGCCAAGCGCAAGACAAGATCGGAGTCGCAGATCTTCTCTTCTTGTCGTATCACGCGATGAAGCGCGAAGCGGCTGGCAAGCCAGTCAAGCCATTCGAAGTATGGGCAGAAGGAGTCTCAGACATCCAAGTCGGTGACTCCAGCCCAAAAGCTACAGCGTCGGAAGTTTGAATCGTTTGCTCTGGGAACTGGCCATCGCGACAGGTCAGTCTCGGAGCGAATTCGAAACAGCTGAAGACGTACACACAGCAATCGAGATTCTGGAGAAGAGAAATGGCGCAGCTGAGAGGTAAGGCCGGTCAAGGCAAATTCGCCATCGAAGTCGAGCCTTATGAGCTGAAACAGCTTTTCTCTTTGCTTGCAGCTTTGCCAAAAGAATCGCAAGATGAAATCCGAGATCGTGCGCAATTTCTTTCAAAGCGTCTGGCTGGTCAGCTTCTTATGTTCGGGCAAAGTGCTCCAGCTCCACAGACTCGTTTAGTGCTACAGACAATTTCAACGCCACGCGATCGTCTCATTCGCGTCGATGTAGGCGGATCAAAGAAGGTCGGCCGCAAATATGGCGGCGAAACTTCAAAGAGTGGAAAGAGCAAGGTCAGAATGAGTCAAGCTCCAGCCGGTGCTCTTCTATGGGGCACAGAATTCGGCGGTCATGGCGGAGAAGATTCCATCGGCCGCAGATACACAAACCGATTCAACACTCCACCGAAGAAGAGCGGATATTGGATCAATCCGACCGTCGATTATTATGTGCCAGTAGTGGCGCGAGAATATAGCCAACTCATCCAAGAAGTCTCCAAGAGAGTAGGGCTTGCGTAATGGCCGGAATTCCAAAAGTCAAAATCACGTTCGACGCGGATCTCGATGAATTAAAAAAGGGAGTCAAAAGCGCAACCGGTGAAGTCCAGAGCTTCAGCGATCGCGCGGCAGATTTCGGAAAGAAAGCGGCTCTCGCATTCGCCGTCGCCGGAGCAGCGGTCACTGCATTCGCCGTCTCAGCCGTTAAAGCTGCGGCTCAGGATGAAGCTGCACAGAAAAAGCTCACGGATACAATCAAAGCGACCACCGATGCAACAGCTCAACAGATAGCAAGCATCGATCAATATGTGACCAAGACTTCCATCGCTGCCGCCGTTACCGATGACGAGATTCGTCCGGCTCTGGCTCGATTGGCGAGAAGTACCGGAGACGTCCAAGAGGCGCAGGATCTCTTATCGCTTGCGCTTGACCTAAGTGCCGCAAGTGGCAAGTCACTCGAAACTACGACCAACGCTCTCGCAAAAGCCAATGAAGGTTCAAATACAGCTTTGAAGAAGCTTGGTCTTGGTCTCGATGAGAATTATCTGAAGACTGCATCCAATGATCAAATCGTCAAAGATCTCACAGCTACTTACGGAAATTTCTCAGAGAATCAAGCAAAGACAGCCGAAGCTCGATTCAGATCGATGTCAATTGCAATTGAAGAATCGAAAGAAGCTATCGGAGCGGCTCTGCTACCGGTCGCCGAGAAGCTTGCGACTTTCGTGCTGGAGACTCTCATTCCGGCACTCGATGGATTCATCGCTGGCTTGACTGGTAACAATGGCTTGAAATCTAGTTTGAACGAATCACAGAAAAATCTCTTTGCATGGGGCGAAAAAGTTAGAAATATCATTTCGACAATCGTGGATCTCAAAGAAGAATTGACAGTCATCGGCACAGTTATAGCCGGCATCTTCGTGGCTTCCAAAATTGCAGGATTCATCACAGTCATTTCAGGATTGGTCTCGGCTTTCGTCGCTTGGCGTACAGCGGCAGCCGGAGCGGCAGTGGCTACAGCTGCGGCAACCGGCGGAGTCTCACTTGGAGCAGCTGCGGCCGGTATCGCCGGCGCAATTGGTCTATTCGCGGCAGCTGGCATCTTTCTGAATAAAGCTGGCGGCGATGGTGGTGGATCTACTGAAACCGGAGCTCTTGGCAATTATCAGATGAGCACTGGCACAATTCTCGGATCATCCGGTGGAACTGGCGGAACTGGTGGTGGTGGATTTGGCGGCGGCGGCGGTGGTGGCGGTGGCGGTGGTGGCGGCGGAGTCTCGACACCAACCGGCGCGACAAGCTTGGTCAATCTTGCCAAGCGACTCACAGACATTTCAGACGAATTCACAGAGCTGCAATTCCTTGTCAACACTGGCGGCATCAGTAAGAGCGCAGGAATCGCGCAGCTGAATGCTCTGACAAAAGAATTCAGAGTCTTGGAGAATCAAGCCAACGCTCTGACAGCAAAAGAGTCAGTCGGCACATTCGACGTCGGTTCATTCCGCCGTGGAGAAGCTGCGACAATGGTGACGATCAACATGGGCGTGGTAGGCGATCCAGAGGGCGCAGCCAGAGCAGTCGAACAAGTATTCCAAGACTCACTCGCTCGCGGCGGTATCAGCTCCACAGTGGGCGCGTACGACCGATGACAAATTGGTCTCCGGTCTGGTCGGTCACAATCGGCGGCATCGATTACACAGACATAACACTGGCAAATCTTTCAATCACGTCCGGACGTACTGACTTCTACGTCCAGCCAGCTGCCGGCTACTGCTCAGTAGAGATTATCAATCTTGACGAGAATGTGACTATTGCCGCGGATCTAAATGATCAGATAGCAATTCAAGTCAAAGACTCCACTGGCACA